GAACGTCGCCGACACGGCACCACCGATCACGATCCCGAGTGCGATGTCGTTTGCCATCACCTCCCTCCATCCCGTTTGCCCATCAACGCGTTAATCCGTCAGCCACCAGATCACCTCGTCGAGCGACATGTCGTCGATCGAGGCCGGTTGCACGCCGTGCTCCTTAAGCAGCCGCTTTGCCAGCGCCTTGAGCGTTTTCTGGCTGATTCTTGCCAGCGGATGTGAGGCGAAAGTAGGCATCCTGGACGCGGTGATAATCACCGAGATCCATGCCCTCCAGGTCGTTCGGCGACACGCCCGCGAGCGCGGCAAAAATCGCCAGTTCCTGCCCTTCCTCATCGCCGGGGGCGATCTTCTGCGCCGCGCGCATGTCGCGCACCTTCGGGCGCCGCAGCGTCAGGGTGTCGCGCACGACGCCGTCAAATGCCACCGGATAGTTCAGCTTCACGGTGACGCTGTCGAAGCGATCGATTGCGTTACTGACCACGTTGTTATCCACATTGCTGTCCATCTGTCCCGCCTCAAATAGAAACGGCGAGCCGCGCGGCCCGCCGTTGATGTCAAAAGTAACTTTTGCCGCCTGATCCACTGTTACATGCCGATCGCCTTACGGATCTCAGCGAGCTGGTCGACGCCATTGATGATGCGCACCATGCCGAGCACGTCGATCTCGTGCACGACCGCGCCGTCGATCTCCAGCTTGTAATAGGTCAGCGACACGGTGAACTTGGCGTCGACCTTCTCGCCCGGCTTCCAGTCGCCGCCATCGACCTCGGAGAGCATCCCGCGAAACGTCGCGGCGACCGCCTTCGTCGCACCCTTGATGTCGCGGAACGCACCGCGAAACACGCCGTTGAATGCGGTCGCGTCGGCGAGGCCGAAGAACTTCAGCACGTCGCGCTCCATCGTCGACATCTGGAACGCGGCCTCGAGCGCCTCCATGCCGAGATCGATCTTGACCGGCGCATCCATGCCGCCGGCACGATGGTCGTCGGTCTTGATCTTCAGTTTCGGCAGCGTGCACTGCGTGGCGCGGCCCGCAAAACCCTTGCCGTCGCTATACACGTTGAAGTTATAAAGTGTTTCCGGAGTCACGCGTCACCTCTCAGGTGGGTATCAGGGGTTGCCATCAGGGATTGGTATCGAGCACTTCGGTCAGCCACTGGTTGGTGACCTCGAAGCGGAAGTTGGGGTTTTCTGCCGGCGGCACGTCGGTGAAGCGGATGTTCCAGTACACCTTGCCGTCCTCGAGCTGCGTCGCGGTGTTCAGCTCCGGATCCGCATACACCTCGAAGTTGATCAGCGCACCCCTGTTCTTCAGATCGCGCATGAACGCCTGCAGCCCTTCGGTGACGTCCTTCACGTACGTGGCCGTGATGCCGCGGTCGACCGCCCACTTGTGGCCGGCCAGCACCGCGTCCATCACGATGTCGAGCGTGCGCACGCGCGTGACGAACTTCCATTTGGCATCGGCCGAGAGCGTGCGGTTACCCCACAGGCGGTATCCGCCGTCGCGGATGATTGTCGCGATGTTCGCGTTATTGAGCAGGTTCGCGCGACAGGTCTCGTCGCCGTCGAGAAACTCGATCGGCCGCTTCGTGCCGGTGATATCAGTGATTTCCCTGTTCGACGGCGACGCCCAGAAACCGATGTTCGCGTCGGTCTGGCAGAAGAGGCCCGCCGCGTACGACGAAGCCGGCGCATCGACGTCGGCGTTGGCGGTCGTGTCCCACATCGTGGCCCCTGGATCGACCATATAGAGCCGCTTGCTGCCGAAGTTCTGCGCGTAGGCGATCGCCGCTTCGTCATCGATATTCGGTCCGTCGATGATGCCGATCGCGCGCAGTTTGCCGGCAAGCGAATCCATCGCGGTCGCAACCGCCTGCGTCGACGAGAAGCCGGGGGCGAGCAGCAGGCGCGGCTGCACGTTGTATTTCGACTTCGCGTCGAGCAGCGACTGCAGGCCGGTGCGTGCACCGCCGGCACTGACGCCACCGATGATCGCCGAGGTGAGCGCTGCGGGCTCATTTCCGTCTGCTGCGCCGGCAGCCACACCGGTGGCGACAATCACCGCCGTACTCTGCGCATAGATCGCGCGGGCCGCTTTGGCAATCGCACTGCCTTCGCCGAACGCGGCAACAGCCTCGCGATAGCTTGTCAGCTGCACCGGCACATTGGGCGCGGCCCGATCCGCGCCGGGCGTATAGGTGTTGACCATGCCGACGATCGACGAGCTCGGCACGGCGATGGTGCGCGGCCCGGTGTCGACCAGCGACACGGTCACGCCGTGGAAAAACGAGGTTGCACCCATGAAGGTCTCCAGGGATCAGGAAAATTCAGCCAAAAAATCAGGCAAACAAATCAGCCAAAGAAATCAGGCAAATAAAAAGCCGCCTGGGCAGGTGGCTTCGGATGATGGAATGCGGGGGCTCCGGCAATGCGCCGGAGCGGCGCTTACGTCACGAAATCGGGTGCGGCTGGTAGTTCGACGTTCGGCCAGCCGGTCGCACCGGCGAGATCGCGCAGCGCCTGGCGATACCGGAGCAGCGCCGTGAACTGCTCCGCCGTGAGGGTCGTGCCGTCGCCGATCAGCTTTTCGTCCTGATGCCGGGCGACGAGCCAGTCGGTCGCCGCTAGCGCGCCATCGCGCCTCGCGCGCATCATGTCGGCCTGCTGCGCACGCGTCGGTGGCAGCGGATCGAATAGCGCCGGCATGCCGTCAGCGTCGAGCGCAATGCGCTTGCCCTGACCCTGTCCGTTGATCAGCTCCTGCCACAGCGCGTCCGTGATCCCGACGGCCGTGACGGAGTCCGGCACCGGACTGTCGACGCTGTCGTAAAAGCCGGTGACGGCGCCTTGGGCGTCGTATGCTGCGAATTTCTGTCCCATGATGTCCCTCAGTACCCGATGCTGATCCACGAAATACCCGTTGAACCGGAAGACGCGGTGCCCGCGATCACGTTGAAACTGGTCTTGCTGCCGTTCCCCTGGAAACCCAGTGAGATCGACGCGGCATTCGGGGTGATCACGGTACCGGTGTTGCCCGCAGCCAGAATGAACGCGTTGGGGTAAGCGACCGGCAGCGTGACTGTCTGCATCGATTGCGTTGCAATCGTGCTGGTGCCCCACTGGACAATCAATCCGCTGGGCAGCTTCGCATAGCCGTTATTGGCAAGCGACTGCGAGAACGCATTGCGGCGGAACAGGAACGATCCGCTGATGACCCAGGCGCCGGACAGGACGGTAAACACGCAGTCTTCGCCAGGGTTAAGCGCCACGCTCGTCACCAGCCCTGTCCCGCTATCGATCTGGTCCGCGCCCGCCGCGGAAATCGTGACGATCCCGCTCGACGATGTACTGACCTTGCTGCAATGGACGCTTGCCCCGTTAGGCAACCCGGCGATCGGCGGAAGCGTCGCGACCTGATTGGCCGTGTTGTTAAAAACCACTCGCGAACCGATGTAACTGTTGTCCATCGTCGTCGACGCGACGGTGGCCTGGCCCGAGTGAAGTGGCGAGTACTGAAGCCCGGACTGACAGAGAAACGCCGTAGTCGCAAGCTTCGTGCTGTTGTCGAACTGCGCCGGCGTCGGCCCCCTCGGCGTGCCGGTGAAAAGCGGCGAGTCGAGCGCGGCCTTCAACGCCAGCGCGTTCGTCACCGTCGTCGCGAAATTGGGATCGTCGCCGAGCGCATCAGCCAGTTCCTTCAGCGTATCGACCGTGGCCGGCGAGGAGTTCACAAGCGCCGCGATCGCGGCCTGCATGGCGACGAGCGTCGCGTATTGCGGGTGCGGGTTCTCTGCGCCCGCGTGCGCTTCCTGCTGCGCCCTCAGATAGCGCGTTCGGTTCGCAAGCTGCTTTGCCTGCCGGTTGTCGACTCCATCGGGGCCACCCATGACAGGGTCCGACGTTTCCAGCTGATACACACCCTCTTCCCACTGGGCGATTTCCACAAGGTCTGCCATCAGGCCACACTCCCTCTGTTGTATTGTCCATTGCGCATGGCGGCGCCGTTATGGCGGATCGGCACCGCCGTGTAGTCGAGTACCGCGAGCAGGCTGCGCGCGGGTGCGTAGCGCCCGAGCACGGCCTTCAGGCTGTCCGCCTGATCGCGCGTGACCGGCTGCTGAAGCTTCACGATGTATTCCGCCCACGCGTTCGCACGGCCGTGCACGTGATCGCCATTGCGCGTGACCGATCCGTCGCGACGCCGCGCGAGTCGCCCTTCGACCAGCTCGACCTCGCCGAAGCCGAGCCGGCGGATCACTTCGCGCACCGCCCACGGCGTGCCCTTCCGGCGGTGCAGTGCGAGCGAGCCCTTGATCAGCGCCCGCTTCGCGTCCTCCGATTCGGCCAGCTCCCAGCCGTCGACGGCCAGTGCCCACGCGAGCCACGGCAGCCATGCCAGCGGACACCGGTCGGCATCCCACAGCGTGCGCAGGATTTCCGGATCGACGCGCGGCGCCATGACGATCGCAAGCGCCGTTTCGAGCGGGGTCTGGTTGGCCGGCAAGAGTGCATCACGCATCGTCCACCTTCATGTTGAGCACGATCGACGTGCAGTTGGCGAACTGCCGCGGCGTACAGATAACGTGCGCCGGCGGCGATCGCAGATCGACATCGATCACGCCGGAATCGGGCGGGTGCAGCGCTCCGTAGATCGCGGACAGCGACATGCCGGCACCCAGCTTGCGGGCGCTGGCGATGGCCTTTCCGAGTGCTGCGCGACGCGCCTCGAAAACGGCTTCACCGCCCGGACCGCTGCCGACGTGGACGTCCGCCTCGACGGCGAAATCGACGCGCTCGCCGGCTGTCACCAGCACCTCGTCGTTCAGCGGCCGGACGTCCTCCGGCGAGACCGCTGCGGTCACGGTGTCGATCAGCGTCTGGTCCGGCACACCATCGCCCACTGCGGACAGCAGCGTCAGGCGGACGATGCCCGCCTCGGGACGATCCACCTTCACGTCCAGCACGTCCGCGGACGCATTCATTGCCAGCGCGACGTAACTGCCGGATGGACCGGCGACCGTCGAGCGCTCGATCGACATCTGCGTGCGCAACTTCAGCCGGTCGTCGCCTTCGAGCGTCGGCCCGACTGGCGGATTCGCGTCCGCGTCGCCGGGATCGATGGTCGCCCGCCCGATGTCGAGGAGCGCCGCCAGGTGTTCAAGATCGGCACCGGTCGAGAAAGCCAGCATCACCGCGCGTGCGGCGTCATTGACCCGCGCGCGAAACCGCACCTCGCGGTAGGCCGCAAGCTCGATCAGCTTCACCACCGGATCCGACTCGAGCGCCGCGCTCCAGCCGGCGTAAATGCTTTTAAAGTGCTCGAGCTTCTCCTGATAGATATCCTCGAAGTCGAGCGTGTCGACCAGATCCGGCGGATCGATCGCACCCAGATCAATGGTTGTCACGTGGTCACCTCGAAAACTGCGTCGTCGCCTTCGTAGACGCCCTGAATACGGAACGTCACCCGGCCATCAACAATCGATGCGACCGTGACGCGGGAGACCCTGATGCGCGGCTCCCATCGCCCGATCGCGCGGGCCGCTTCCGCCTGCGCCGAAGAAATCCAGCCGCGCGAGACCGGCAGATCGACCATGCGGGGAATGTCGGAGCCGTACTCGGGCCGCTCGCGCCGCGTGCCCTTGCGGGTCGAGAGAATGTCGCCGATGCTCTGCTTCAGGTGCGCGATGCCGGTGACCGGTTTGCCCGTCTGCCGGTCCATACCGACCAGCGCCGTACCCGCGCCCATCGTCAGGCTCCGTCCGCGACGCGTTCGAAGTCGGGATGGCGTTCGAGCAGCGCGAGCTGCTCCTGGTCCGATGCCGTCACGGTGCTTTTGTCAACGCTCAGCGTGCGGCCGTCGGCCAGCACCAGGGTGCGCGACCTGAAAACCTTATCGCGGAAAGTGACGGACGCCGCGCCTGCGGCGACGGTCGACGCCGGAACCGGAATATCGTTATCTTTCGTCATTTCGGGACTCCAATAAAAAGCCTCGCGCGAAGGCGAGGCCAAAGTAACTTTCCCAACGATCGGGGGATCGGACTCTATTCTTTCAGCGGTGGGTCCGTCGGCGCACCCTCCTGCTTCACCATATGTATGTGATCCGGCAGCGAAACGCCCTTCGATTTCACGGTGCCGGTGAAGCTCGCGTCGCCGTCGATCTCGGATGCGGGACCGCCCGCTGAATTGCTGCCGGTCATGCCGCCCTGGAACGTCAGCCGCTTCTGTGTCGTGCTGTTTCCGGTGAACGTTGAATCCGGCGCATCGACGAGCAGCTTCGGCGTCATCTGCGTGATGCCGTCCGCCGTCAGTTCCATCTGCGTATCGCCGATGCGGAACACGATCCGGCCACCAGCGGGAACCGACAGGACATATTCGTGTGCGTCGTGGTCGTAATGCTCATGCGCACCGTCCGGCCAGTCGGTCGCCGTCAGGTTCCCGGCATGGCCGTTGGCCCCGCCGTGCGTGTCGCTATAGAAACCAGCCAGCACGAACGCACCGGCAAGCGTGCCCGATGGCGCGAGCACCACGGCCTGCTCACCGACCGAGGGCGGACACCACGTCCTGACCCGGCCTGCCGCAAACGTCTTCCACGGCAACAGCGCACTGACCCACTCACCGTTGCGCACCCGGCAGCGCGGCGGGTCGTACTGCACATCATCGATATAGCCCGCCTGCACGATGCTCGCGATCAGGCGATCGATTTCGCCAATCTCGTAGTCGCTCATGTGGCTATCCTTCGGACGGATCGTGTGCCGGATCCAGATACTCTGCGCCCGGCGCGGTGCCCGTATCCGGATCGACGCCCCACAGCACAGCGGAGCCGGCGGACGGAAACGGCGCGGCGACATCGCCGAGATCAAACTCATGCGTCCACTCGACGAGCCAGACGAGATACGCGTCGAGCTCCGGTTTGAACGGATCGTCACCGATCTGCACGAGCTTCGCCGGTGTCACCGGCACACCCCACGTCTGCGCATGCACGGCACACGCGATTCGCGCGGCCAGCTCGCGCACCGCGAGATCCGCGTGCAGCCCAAGCGGATCGCAGATCGCCCGCGCCTGGAAGCGCCCGATCAGCGACGTCTGTCCGGTACCGGGATCGTGTCCCGGTTCCATTTCCGACAGCTCAAGCGCGATGCTGGGCGTTGGAATCTTCCGGCCGATGCGCGGATAGGCATCGATCGGCGAGATATCGGGCAGCGCCGCGCGCAGGCCCGCGATCATCGCGTCGTGCAGCGTTTTCAGGTTATCGGGCACGCCGGAGTCCTCCAATGACCTTCTGGATTTCGTAGTTCACTTCCTGCCGCAGGATGGTCATCAGCCGCGCCTCGCACATCTGCGCCGCCCGCCGGAACGCCGGGTCGCCGGTCTTCGACCAGTTCACCGTCACAACCTCGAACGGCGTGCGGGCCTTGCCGGTGCGCTGGTAGATCGGTCCGTCCGGCTTCGCCCTCGTCTGCCGCCAGGCGCCATCGAAGGTGAACCGGCCCGCCCGCATGCCTTTTTTCGTCTCGCGTACGGATCCCAGCCGGTGGGCTTCGACCGGATTCAGCCCCAGCCACACCTTGCCGGTGTCAGCTGAACGCATGAAGAAGTACAGCCGGCTGCGGATCACCTTCTGCGGGATCTGCGTGCCGCGGGACACTTCCTTGCCGGTCTGGCTTTTGATCCACGCTGCGGTCTTGCGCAGCGTGCGACGCCACGCTGCCTGCATGGCGGACGGCGACAGCCCCTGCAGCGCGGCGGTCACTTCCCTGATATCGATCTCGACCTTCAGTGCATCCATCAGCAGGGCCTCAATAACGGAATCTCATCAACGGGGTCTTAACAGCAGCACGGTCCACCCCGTGCCGTCGGGTTGCAGTTCGAACACGACGTAGTCATCGACGCCGACCGTCACCATGCTGCCCTCGCGGATCGCGACGGCGTCCGCCTCGCGCACGCTCACCTGCGGATGCTCGAGCTGCGTGCGCTGCCGGCCGAGATCCGGACCGAGCCACGGCGCGGCGAACATGCCGCGCAGCGGCTCCCCGTCGACGGTGATGTCGTCGTCGGCCAGATCGCGGATCACGGCATCGTCGAGATCCGCGACCAGATCACGGAACGCCATACGTGTCTCCTCAGGCCGTCAACCTGATGACGGCCTTCGGACGCGTGCACAGGTGAATCGGGTTCGACTGCGCCTCGATCTCGACGCCCTTGCCGAAGTCCATCAACTCCTGCTTCGCGTAATACGGCAGACCGGTCGTGTTGACCGCCTCCACATAGTCGGCTGGGGCAAAACGCGTAATGAACAGATCCGGCACGCCCTCCGGCACCGCATGCGCCTCATCGTCAGCCACATAACCCACATCACCGACGCGACCGCGATAGCGCTCGAAGGTACAGCCGCCGATATCGAACGCGTCGCGCGTGTCGCCGCGCAGCGACGCTGCCATCGCTGTGGCAAGGTACGTTTCCTTGACCGTCTTCAGTACGATCAGCGCGTTCCAGAATTTCCGGCCGCACAGCACGCGCGCGCCGGTAAACGGGATGTTGCCGAGTGCGTCTTCGATCGCGTCGAGCACCAGCTGGCACTTCGTGCGGATCTCGGTGTCAGCCACCTTATCGAGCTCGAAGTCGATCACGGTCTGCTCGATGTCGAATGCCTTGAGCAGATCCACCACGACCGATTTGCCGTCCGCATCCAGAATCTGCCCTTTGATCGCACCGATCCGGTGGAATTCGTGCGTCGCGTCGAGCTGCCGGCGCATTTTGCCGAGCCGACGATTGACCACCGTCGTCAGCGCTTCGAGTTCGGTCTCCGAGCCGAACGCGCGCAGGTTCTGGATTTCATCGGCGCCGATGGTTGCGCGTTGCGGCAGGTGCACCGTGTTGAACGGCAGCATCTGACGCTTGCTGCCAACGACAACGCTGGCCGACGAGCCACGAATGCCAGCCGGAACCAGCGCGAGCGTGTCGCCGTCCTTCTCGATCTGGACCACCGTCGTCGTGATGCCCTGCTCTTCGAACAGGCCCAATGCCGCAAGCCGGCTCGGCACGAATGGCTGCTCGTTGATCGCAGCGCTGAGCGACGACAGCGAGAACGCGTCGTCGTTGAAAAGGGCGATATCCGCCATAAAGACTCTCCTGAATAGCTGTGACGCCGCCATCGCGATTCAGCAACGGCGACATGGTCGAAACGATGGCGCGGTCTAGCGCACGATCACGTAGTGAGCAGCGAGGTCACTGCGAGCGGCCGCATCGAGGCCCGTAAGACGGGCTTCCGCAACTTCCGCGAGGCGAACGATGCCGACGGTGGGACGCGGATCTCCGGATGCGGGCAGCGGCGCATACAAGATCGCCGTGACGATTTCCGAACCATCTGCCGCGGTGTTGTTGTACGGCGCGTATTCGCCGGTGCCGAGCGTGCCGAGCAGTTGCCCGGCCGGCAGCGCATCGCCCTTCGCAACAACGATGCGCTCACGCGAGATCTGGCCTTCGCCTTCGGAGAGAAGAAACTCACCGGTCAGCGTGCCCTGGGTCTTGATGGTCATACGTCTGCTCCTTTCTGCGCCTCAATAGCGCCGTTATCAAAGTCACTTTGTGGCGCCCTGACGGGCGGCGTAGATGGACGATGCTTTCGGACCCGTGGAGGATCGGCCTGCATCGTTCGGGGCCGGCTGCTGCCGGTTATTCACACGCGGCTGGGACTGCGTGACACGGTCGAACAGTCGCGCGCGCACCTGGTCGGGATTCAACCCATCGCCCACGAACTGCGCGGTGAGTTCCGGCAGCTTCGCCGCGAGGCACAGGCCGGCAATGTCGGTCGCGTTCCGGATCGCCGCGTCGATGGTGGCGCGGTCCTTCAAGGCCGTGAGCGTGACGATGCTTTCCGCGCACATGGACAGGTTCGCCGCGCGGCAGGCGTTGAACACGTGCGCGGCCAGCACGCCCGGCTCTTCCCGCACCGCAACCGGGCCCGGATCCTGTGGCGCGGGCGCAGGCGGGTTTTCTGCCGGCAGAGGATTCAAGCCCGGCGCGGCGGGCTCGGGGGGAATCGGCGGCGGCGGATCATTGACCGGTGGGTCATTGGACGGCGGGTCAGCGGGCGGCGACGACGCATCACCCTCTGCCTCGACCAGCGCCTGCACCGGCTCCGGCGGGTTCCTGAAACGGGCAAGCAGGCCCGCCGCGTTCGTCGACGCAGCCAATCGCACCGGCTCCTCGATCACATCGCAAAAGCCAAGCGACTGCGCTTCAAGCGCCGTGAGCCACGTCTCCGCATCCATCATCGCGGTCAGCGCCTCGTCCGTCTGGCCGCTCTTGCGCCGGTACGCCGCGAGAATCCCGTCGCGGGCCTTGTCCATCATGTCGGCCGTGCTGCGCAGATCTGCCGCCGAACCGAGCGCGATCGTCCACGGGTTGTGAATCATCAGCATCGCGTTCTCAGGCATCACCACCTGGTCGCCCGCCATCACGACCAGTCCGGCTGCAGACGCGGCCACACCATCGACGCGCGCGGTGACCTTGCCGGCATAGCGTCGCAGCGCGTTGTAGATCGCGAATGCATCGAAGACATCGCCGCCTGGCGAATTCACGGCGACGATGACCTCCGTCGCGCTGGCGGCCGCAGCATCGAGTTGCGCGATGAACGTTTTTGCATCGGTGCCCCAGAATCCGATCTCGTCATAGATCCGGATCTCGGCGACGGCCGCGCCCTGCGCGTTCGTCATCGCCCTGATGTCCCACCACTTGCGGTTTTTCATCTACGGTTCCTGCCTTTGAATGTGCGTATCGGGCACCCCGTCGCCCGCGATGTCGCGCGAGCGGGGATCGGTGTCGTAACGCAGGCCGAGCGCATCGGCCCGCGCGTTGTCGGCGGCGTTTTCGCCATCGACCTGTTCCGGGTCTTCGCCCTGTTTGAGGATCGACGCCGAGCGGCTCGTCAGCCCGGAACGGATCGCCAGCTTCTGCGCGTTCACGTCCTGCACCGGGTGGATGTACGGCCAGCCCTGCGGCACCCAGCGCACACGCAGGTATTCACGCCGTGTGCGATGGAAGTCCGGCATCGGCATCGCGCCCGACAGTGCGCAGGCATCGACCCACCACGCCCACGCGCGGCGGCAATACTGGTGAATGAAGACGTTCCACTGCAGCTGCTCGATCGCGCGGCGGAACTCGTTGAGCAGCACACGCAGCACGCGATCGCCCACCTCACGCAGATCGCCGGTGAGAATCTCGTACGGCATGCCGACCGATGCGGCGGCGGCCATCAGCTGCTGACGCATGAACGGGCCGTAATCGGCTCCGGCGCCGGGCGGTGTTGCAAAGCGCATGTCTTCGCCAGGCGCCAGTTCCTGCACGGTGCCGGGTTCCAGTGACACGACCGGCGAGAAACCGTCCGAGTCGAAAACCAGCCCCTCGCCCGTCACCGGATCACCCAGGAGGCCCGGCTCCGCGTTTGGCTTGACGAGAAAGCCCGCGAACAGGTTGCTGATTTCCTGCCGGAACAGCACCGCGTCGTCGAAGTTGTCGAGCGAGTGCAACCGCAGCAGCACCGTCGACAGTTCGGGCACGCCGCGCACCTGCCCCGCGCGCAACGGCTGAAACACGTGTGCAATGTCATCCGCAGATACCGGCACGGTCACGAGACCACCGCCCGTCATCCGGTTGTATTCGCCGGGATGGCGACGCAGCAGGTGATAGGCAACCCGTCGGTCATCCGCGTCGTATTCGACGCCGTTGATGATCTCGCCACCATCCGGCCGCAGTTCGTTCTTTTCGACCGGCAGCAGATCGCCTTCGAGCACCTGAAGCTGCAGCGGTACGGAAAGCCCGTCGTCGGGGTGGCGCATGCGCCGGCGCACCAGCACCTCGCCGTCACCAAAGAACGCACGCGCCGCGAGCGTCTGCTGCCCGTAAAAATCGAGCAGGCCGTCCGCGTCGGATTCGCCGACCCAGTCGTCCCAGAGCTGCTTCTGCTGTCGCCGGATAACCGGGTCCGGGTGCTGCGGATGCGGCTGGATGCCCGTGCCGATGGTGTTCGACACCAGCCGCGCGATCGCGGTCTTCGCCCACGGGTCATTGCGGATCGCATCGCGCGCGCGGCTGCGAATCAGCGGCAGGTTCTGTACCGCCGCCGCATTCGGTCCGGCGCCCGAGGTCTGCCACGACCGGGCGCGTGCGCCAGCGGAACTTGCGGCTTCATACGCCGCCGCTTTCAGCCGGGTCGGCATCACGAAACCGCGCTTCGCGAGTGACGGATAGGAAGGCTTCATCGCACCCCCTTGCCGCCGTGCCGCAGCCGGAACACGCGCGAGCGCGGATTCGCCCGATCGAGCGCGCGCACAATCTCGGTCTGCGCTTCACGCAGTTCCGCGATCGACCGGTAGCGGACCTTGCGGTCCGCGTACTGGACCTCGAGCTCGCCCTTGGCGATCGCGGACTGGATGCGGGCGAGATCCGCCGCTGTATAGGCCATACCGTGCTCCTGTGATGTGCTGCTACCGGCGCTTCAGATACGTTGACCGCGCGGTACGCCGGCCCTGAATGCGCGAAACCCCGCTCGGCGGCGGGGTTTCGGGTGTGTTGCTGGTGTTGCTGGCAGCTGCTATCGGCGGCGGATCCGGCGGCCCGATATCCGCGACTGCCGGCAGGCCGGTGGCAACCGGCACCGTGTCGAACAGCGAGACCTGCGACAGGCGCTGCTGTTCGATCATCCAGTGCGCCTCGGTCATCAGGTGCGTCTTGATGCTGCGCGCCGCATGCAATGCGTACACCTCGCAGTCGAGCGCCTCATTGCGCGCACCGGCCTTCTTCTGCCAGATGCGTTTGCTGCCGGTACGCCCCGGCACCTTCACTTCGGCGGTGAGCTGCTGCAGATAGTCGGCACGCACGCCCCTGTACCAGTGCATGCGGCCGGCGCCGTCATCTTCGAGCTTGAGCCGGTTATCGAGAATCAGATCCTTGGCCTTGCTCACACCGACCATATAGGGGCGCAACCCGTACTTCGCCGCCTTGCTGTTGTTGCGCACCGAGTCGACGGGCGCCTTCGGCACGCTGAATATTTCCGCATCGATCTGCTTTGCGCCCTTGATCGCCATGATGTTGATGCCGCGCTTCTGTGCGACACGCACATAGCGGTACACGGCATCAGACGTCGAGCCATCCGAAGAATCGATTGATGCCGCCTTCACACGCAGCACCCACCCGTTCGCATGCCGGTAGCCCTGCGTGAGCAGATCGGTCAGGGCGCCCCACACGCCACCGACCATCGGATCGGTGCCCTGCTCGAGCACGTTGCCGTAGATTTCGTCCCACAGCACCAGCCAGCTCTCTTCGCCACGGCCCCACGCGCGCAGCACAATGGCGATCCGGTCGTGCTGCACGTCGATGCCGGCGGTGAGTACCAGTGCGCCGGCCGGCACGGTGAAGACGTCATAGTCGAGCGCACGCTCGGCGAGCAGATCGATCTCCGGAATGTCGCTCTCGTATCGGTACGGGCGCCCCTCGGTGTTGTTGACGAACGAGCGCATCTTCGTGTCGTCGCCCGCGCGCAGCGCTTTTTCCGCGACGAGCCGCTTCTTCACAAGCTCCGCGAGGCGCGAGCCAGGAAACGGCGACACGAGCTCGTTCAGACGGAAGCCAGCAACGCCGTGAAACGCGGCGGTCGCGACCCACCGGCCGCGCCGCACCGCACGAAAGCGCGCGGTGTCGTCCCACAGACTGCCGCAGAACGGGCACGCGTAACGCGCGGACTCGGGCGTTGCCAGTCCGAACACCTCGTGCGGTTTCTCTGCACTCTCGGACCACGTGACGTTATCCCACGCCAGTTCATGCTCTTCGCCGCAATCGGGACACGGCACCAGATACCGGCGCTGGTCCGACGACTCATAAGCCTGCGCGATCCGCGAGAAACCGTCGATCGTCGGCGTGCCGCCAAAGATCACCTTGCGGCGGCTGTCGGAGTAGCTCTTGTTGCGCTCCTCGAGCAGCGTGATCGAATCGCCCTGCTCACGAACGTTCTGGTTCGCATCGTCCGGCTCTTCCACTGCCACCACGGGCGCCGGTGTCGACTTCACATCATCCGGTGCGTTCGACGTGATGAACTTGAGAAAGCCGCGGGCGAACGTCTTGTGATCCCACAGGTTGTTCTTGTCGCGACCCGCATGCACGGGCAGTTTCGCGGACAGGCGCGGCGTCACCTCGACCATCGGCTCGAACTTCTCGAGGTTGAATTTCTTCGCCGACTTCTCCTTGGCGAACATGATGATCATCGGGCATGGATCGATGTCGATACGCCGCCCGACGTAGTTCAGCAGAACACCGTCCGTCCACGCCACCTGCGCCGACTTCATGCATACGACCTTCTGCACGCGCGGATCGTCGAGTGCGGCGTGCATGCCGTGCACCCACGGCGTGATGTCCGGGTTGTATTTACCCGGGCTCGCTGCTGCCTTCGCGCTCAGACGGCGATAGCGCCTCGCCCAGTCCGTCGTCCCGATCTTCTCGGCCGGCGTCAGCAGCCTCGCCAGCCGCCGGATCACTGCGCGCACGGTCTGGGTCGTATCCAGCCAGCTGCTCGAGACATCCATTGACATGTTCATTCAACAACTCGACATCGACGTCGACCCCATAGAGCGTGCGCATTTCCTGCGCGATCTTGTCCGGCAGCGACAGCAGGTCCGACTGGAAGGCGCCGACCATCTGGCCATAGGCGCGTTCCAGTTGCTCGGCGTTGACAAGCTGCCCCTTCTTCTCCGCGAGCGTGAGAATCTTGATCTCGCGCTCGACACGCTCGGTCATTGCGCGCTCGGTGGCAAGGTCGTATCCACCGTCGCCAACGCGGCCGGCCGCGATTCCGCGAAGATGCCGGATGTACTCGACGCGGATGTCGTCGATCGACGTCTGCCGGTAGTCGATGCCGAGCTTGTCGACGAGGCGCGAAACGGCCGACTGGTCGAGATCCAGGTGATCAGCGATCTGCTGTTGGGTTGGCATGAATATGACCCCCCTTGGAGAATCACCAGTAGAGAAAAAACGCGGGTGCGAGCCCCCGTGTGCCTGAGGCCTATAGGGTCCCCTGCGCATTTTTTGCGCAGCATCCGCAAGATCGGGCCGGCACGGGCAATGGCACGCGAGTCGTTAGAAACCAACGGTCAAACGCAAAAAAGCCCTGACGCTTGCGCGCTCAGGGCTTGCTTGACCTGCTACCTACTGAAGTCGCTTTCTATCGACGTAGTGCAGCCCGGCAAAGGCCGCGCGCACTCGGTAGAAACCGGATCAGATTGTGGAGCGGAGTTTAGACGACCTATTTCGTTTCCGCAAGAGGTTCGGACTGCAACCGATCGATAATCGACTGCATCGACACGAACTCGCGTTTCGGCTCGAGAAGCTTTTCGCCGAGAGATCGGCGTGCATGTGCGAGCGCTAAGTCGAACACTGTCGCCGGCCGTACCTTCAGACCAAGCCGCCGGCAGATGACGAACGGCGGCTTATGCCACACGTAGTGCATCTGCAACAGTCTGCGGTCCAGTGGCATGAGCGTGCGCATCGCCACCTCAACGCGGTTTGCATCCGCAAGATCAAGCGTCGAACTGACGCTGCGCCCGGACACGCCCGGAAAGTAGATGCTCGCGACGAGCGAATCACGCCCACCATCCCCACCACCGCAACTCTGAGCACGCGCCCAGTTGATCAAACGTTCTTCGAGATTCATGCGTCTTTTTCCCCAGGTCAATCTTCGTAAAGGCCGATGTGCTGCCGGCAATAGCCGCGCCGCGTTGAGCCGGCGCCGATGATGGTCGTGGCGGCATGAGTGCAGCGGCAGCCGTTCCCGACGTGAGCACAGACCCGATCGTCAGCCGCACTCGCGGGTTGCGACGCCGCATTGGCGGCCTTGGCCGTCAGCGCGTCATTGCGACGACGGCGCAACTCCTCCCAGTTCTTTCGCAAACGCGCAGGCGATGTGATGACCTTCGCCCAGAACCTGTCACGGTCCGCCCACGCAAACAGCCGCGCGATGTCCTGCATGTCACGACCGTCTACTGCCTGCATCGCCTCGACTTCTCGCGCCCACTCGACAAGGTCGGGCAATGCAAAGTCATGCAGACGTGCCCGGATGCGCTCGAGCATCCAGCGCGCGAGCGACATCGCACCTTCGTCCGGTTTTTCTCTCTGAACGCCCTTACCTTCGTTAACCGCTAAGGGTTGAGATAGAGAGGGTTTACTTGTATTTCTGTTTACTGGTTTATTAGTAGGAACGTGGTTCCGGTAACTTTCCGGATTCACCGCCGGCAAGGGCTCCGCGCCCGGCACTTCGGAACCACGTTCAGCCAGTTCCGCAGGGTTACCGGAATATCGTTCCGGATTGCCCGATTCCTGTGCAACTTCGGAACCACGTTCATCCAACTCCACAGGGTTACCTGAACGTGATTCCGGATTGCCCAACATCACAGCATCGTCCGCGAGATCGAAATCGATGGCATCACGCTGACGGCGCGCGACGTCCGCCGGGATCGACAGCCGATAGTGCGCATGCGCCCAGCGACGCGCCGGCCTGCGCGACTTCCAGCGCGTCAGCCATCCATTGCGCTCCGCGACGTCGAGGTGATTGCTGACGCAACGCTCCGAGAGGCTCGCCTTCTCGGCGATCGTTTCGACAGACGGCCAGCAGGTGTCGTCCATCGCATTGGTGTACTCGGCGATCACGAACAGCACCAACTTGGTGGTCGACGGCAGTTCACTGCTCGTCATCGCACGGCGCCAGGTGAAGAAAGGGGACACGGTGGTCATAGATCAATATCCTGAACCCGGGTCGGCAAAGTTTTCGAACCGGGTTATTGCGTTCTGGAATGCAAGTCGCACGGTGCCGATCGGCCCGTTGCGCTGCTTCGCGATGATGATTTCCGCAGTGCCGCGATCGGCGCTGTCAGGGTTGTAGACTTCGTCGCGGTAGATAAACAGGATGACGTCGGCGTCCTGTTCGATTGCGCCGGACTCGCGCAGATCGGACATGACAGGACGTTTGTTTGGGCGTTGCTCAAGGCCGCGATTCAGCTGCGACAGCGCGACGACAGGCACACGCAGTTCCGTTGCGATCTGCTTGAGCGAGCGCGATATCTCGCTCACCTCGGCCGCGCGCATGTCCGAATTGCCGCCATCGCCCGACATCAGTTGCAGATAGTCGACGACTACAACGCCAAGCCGGCCGCACTCGCGGTGCAGCCTGCGCAGCCGGCCCTTGAGCGTTGAAGGCGTCAGCGAGGCGCCCTCGAGCACGTGGATCTGCGCGTCTGCCATCAGTTGCACACCGTGCGTGATGCGCGGCCAGTCGTCGTCCTCGAGCGTGCCGGTGCGCAGGCGGTGCTGATTGACGCGGGCCGTCGACGCGAGCATGCGCATCGCAAGCTGCTCGGCGGGCATTTCCATCGATACGACCGCAACGGGGAGACCGAGCTGCATCGCCACGTATTCGCCGATGTTCATGGCGAAGGACGTTTTACCCATTGAGGGCCGGCCGCCCACGATGATGAGCTCGCCTTCGTGCATGCCGTCGAGCCGGCTGTCGAGATCGACAAAGCCCGTCGGCGTGCCGGTCACGCCACCCTTGTTTTCCCTGTGGAAAAGCTCGTCGATCCTTTC